CCCATGCCGTCAATCACGGCATCAACATCTGCCCCACCCTTCGTTAAAATTTCCCAATCTTTTGCTAAGACGGTTGCGGCTTTATGTAAACGGGCTTCATCAAATGCGGGGCCAAGTTTACTGAGTTCAATCCCATATTTTTCAGCCGCCCCTTTCATCCCTTCAAAGTCCACATGGGCTTCTTCTGCCATGTCCATCAGTAAATTTTTATCAATTTCTGTGAGCTTCCCGGCTTCCCGTAATGCCTCTAAATACGGTTCCAAATGCTGTGGAAGCAGTTCCCCATTTTTTTGTGCCTCACTGCGTAGGTCTTTTAACCCTTGCACGCCTTGTTGTGTTAATTCAGTAACACGCAGTGCCGCCGCTTCTGCTGCTTTCCTCGCGGCTTCTTCCGCCGCTTTTTGTTCTTTCGATTTCCCTCCGAATAGACCTTTAAAGAATCCCCCGATCTTTTTTAACCCCTTAGCCGCAAGGCCCACCCCCATACTGATCACAGAGGTTAACCCCCCACTAATAATGTTTCCAAACCCGTCCATAATCCCAGACCCTAAATTTTTAAATAGCCCGGAAATTTTTCCTTCCCCACCTGTGATGCCTTCCCACAAACTGGAAAAGCCGCTTTTAATTCCATCACCCCATTTTCCAAAAATACTTTTTCCTTTTGCTGCTTCAGCATGGATGCCCGCCATGTTAGTAATAACCGCAGGGCTAGTGGTTATAAAATCAAGTTGCTGTTGGTTTGCACTAATCCATGCAAATGCTGCATCCTGGAGACTCCCCGATAAATTCTCCGGGCCAATTTCATCAGCTAACTTCATAACGGCTGGGCCAAGATTATCTAACATGCGTTTATTCGTTCTTAAATGATCTGGTAATGTCTCCCACCATTCTGTGAGTTGATCAGCCTCATCAAAAAACTTGGTGCCAAACATTTCATCATGCAAGGATTGCATGGCATCTTTATGTTCTTCTTCTGCGTTTGCGGCTTCCTCATGGGCCGCTGCAATTCCTTCAGTAATGATGGTGGCAGCACGGGCATCTACAACATATTCCCGTAAAGATTCAGAGAGTTCTTCTCCTTCCGCTGTTACTCCTTCCGCCGCGCTGACCAACCGTGCCATAACGTGTTCATTTTCTTTTTCTGCTTCAGTTAATTCTTTAAACGCTTGTTCCAGTGCCGCCACTTCCCCTTTGACCGCTGTGCCAAGTAAGGCATCTTTCATTTCTTTAGCTTCATCCGTTAACCTGGCTTGAGCTTCTGCCGTTTCTGCCGCCGCTTCTTCAATAGCTTTTAACGCCGCTTCTTCCGCTTCAAATTCATCCACCAAGTACTGCAAGCTGGGCGTAAGTTCTTCTCCGGTTTCCCGTAATCGAATGGCTCCCTGTATCACCCCGGCCAGGGCATCTTCTGAAAGGCTCCCAGCAACAGCCCCTAACTCATGCATGGCGGTTTCCAGGTCTGCTACCGTCCCTTCAATTCCTGCCTTGCTTAACTTCATATCTAAATCTTCAATTTGTTCTGCTAGTTCTTGCGTAGCACGGGCCGCTTCATCTTCCGCCGTTTCCCCCACGCGGCCCAGCCATTCATTCCACCCTTTTAATCCCTCAATAAGACTATTAACCCCGTCAATTACAGACTGCGGAATAAGATGATCGGCAATGCCACCCTTCACCATGACCCATAGATCCCAAAGTCCCTGCAACGCCCACATCATGCCTTTGAACGCCACGATCACTACGTTCATGACTAACTGCGCCAATTCCCACAAGATATCCCGCACGGGTTTAATCGAAAGCAGTACTGCACCCAGGATGAGAGGAATCGCTACCCAGAATGATGCCAACGCCCCCAAGGGGGCGAGCAGACCACCGATAGTTGCTAATAATCCCGTGGTGCCCAATGCCGTGGCAAGAGATCCAAACAACATCGTAACGGTGCCCGCCGCCATCAAGATGGGGCCAATCGCTGCAAGAAGGGCCACAAACCCTAACACCAGTTTTTGAATACCAGGGGAAAGATTCTTAAAGGCTGGCACTAACGTATCAGATACCCAATTAGATATTTTGATCCCGATATCCAAGAATGACGTAAGCATGGGGGCCAAGACTTCCCCGATTTCAATCAGTGCGCCCGTAGCCGCCGACTGCATCAGGGTGAACGTACCCGCCAAGCCCTGCATTTGTGTTTGGGCAATTACTTGGGCAATGTTACCAACACCTTCAAGTTCCCCGGTAAAATCTTCTAATGCATCAGCCCCCTGGCCGACCAGTGCCGCCATCGCAGGTCCAGCCCGCTGCCCAAAGATCGTGATCAGTTGTTCTGTGGTGGCACTACTGTCACCCAACTGCCGCACGATCTCATCCATCGGTTTAATCTTGCCTGTAGAATCGGTGACATTTAACCCCAGCTTCCGCATCACACTTGCGGCTTTATTTGATGGCCCCAACAAGCGTGTGATGGCCCCGCGCAAGGATGTGCCCGCCATCGATCCCTGAATGCCCGCATTCCCCATCATGGAAATAGCGGCAGCAGTCGATTCAAAAGACAGACCCGCAGACTTCGCCACCGGCCCCGCGTACTTGAATGCTACGCCTAGCTGTGTCAGATCCGTATTGGCCGAGGTAAACGCTTTAACCAGTACGTTATTGGTATGGGCGAGATCTTCCGTAGTTTGCCCAAAGCCCGTCATGATGTTGCTGGTGATATCCGCAGCACTGGCAATATCCAACGTGGCCGCAGACGCTAACTCCAGCACATTGGGCATGGCCCCATAAATTTCTTTAGTCTTAAACCCAGCCATACCGAGGAAGCCCATGGCATCAGCGGCTTCACCGGCTGAAAATTTTGTAGTTTTGCCCAGGTCTTTTGCTTGATTTTCTAAGAGTTTAAAATCTCCACCTGTAGCCCCGGTTAAGGCTTTAACGCGGTTCATGGATTTTTCAAAACTGCCAAACGCAATCCCAGCAGCCGCACCCAGTCCAACAATGGGGAGGGTTAACCCCATGGTCATTTGTGTCCCGGTGGCCGTCATCCCGGCCCCCACAGACTTTAATTTTTCACCTGTTTTTGTAAGATTGGTTCTCGCCTTGGCTAAGGCTGGAGACATCTTATCCTGAAGTCTTAACACGGCGAGAAGCGTACCGATATTGATCATGCTTTTTTCTCACTGGTATCAATACCCAATTGCTTCCCCACCACTTCCATCTGAAGTTGTAAATACCGTTGGGCCGTGGCATCTGTTGGCATATTTTTCCCAGCAGCCCCCTCGATCCGCTGTTTAGCACTTGCCAAAGATCGTAACTGCATAATTTGAAAAATTGACCCGTTGGTATCATTCTCCAATGCCGCCCGTGCCGCGTCAGGTAAACATTTAAATTCTTCACAAACTCGACTAATGATCCATAACTCTGGTGCAGGGATATCGGTACCTTCTTGCTCTAGGAACTCGACAAACCCTTCTGCACGTTTCCCGCTTCTGCTTCTGTATCGGGGCGTGAAAATTCAAAAATAGCTTCCGCTAAAAATGCCGCTGTGGGTTCATCCAGTTCCCCCACCATTTCTGATCGGTTCTTATCTGTTAACGCAGGTTCCAGTGTCCAGGACACGATCCCCTTTTCTAGCAGGGAATCCCGATGGTAATTAGAAAGAGTGGCTTCCTGTGTCTTTTGAATCCGATCAATTTTATCGGTATCTTCCGCCCGCAATGCTGCCATCAGTTCCGGGCCAATTTCACGCATAAACCCGATCCCTGTGCTTTGTTGTTTTTGTGCCGCTTCTGATAATTTGCGGTGGCTTAATTTACGGATCACCGCACTTTCCCCCGCATCATGCGGGAGTTGCACCGTTGTTGTTACACCTATCACCAATCCCATTCGCTCATTCTCCTACAGAAAAAAATTATGACCAGACACCAGCACCCGTAGGTACGAGTTCTGCCACAATTGTTTGAATGCTGCCGTTTGCAGCTACCACTTCTGATGACATTAGCCGCACATCGACAGTGAATGTTTTACTATCACCAAACACCACAACCAACTCACGCCCGTCATCCTGCGGGCCATCATCCACCGTGCCCAACACCACATGGGTACCCGTGGTGCCTGTGGTATCCCAAATGCACGTTAGTGTAATGTTTTCCACGGTCTTCAACCCTGTTGGGGTCTGCTCCGTGAAGCTATCCCCAAGGGCAGTGGTATCCATTAACTGTGAGGACGTTTTGGCCGAGATACCCTCCAAGATGAAATTGGTCAGCGCACGGGCGGTACCGCCGGGGCCATCTTCCAATGTAACTGTAACGCTTGCTGGGCCGTATTTTCCTGCCATGATTAGCTTCTCCTATGAACGGGAAAATCCCGCAAAAATAGTTATTGATCCTGTTCCCGTTACTGTTCCCGAAAAAGCCAAGTAGCGGTTGACAGTTCCCGACACACTCACACGTTCTGCAAATGGTGCTGTTACATTATCGGTAAACGATAAAAGATCGGTGTACGTAACATTATCGGCTGAGTGCCGTACCTTTCCCACAAACGCACTGAATCCTGATGCCGCTGTACACTGAATGAAGCCTACGCCACCGGCTGATGTGGATGCCGAGTTGTCTACCGGGGATGAGGTCGTAGCCCATGTAG